ACCTCCCGAAGGCGGGGCGACAGCTGCCCGGCTCGGGAAAATACAACACGTCGGAGGAAGCGGTAGCCGCTGCCAAGAAGCGATCGCGCGCGTACACCGGGCGGGACTTCGAGAAGCCACTACCGCCGGGGCGAAAAAAACCACTATGATCATCACCGACCTCATCGACTGGGAGCAGGTAGCCCTCTCTGTCGCGCGAAATCAGGTGGGCCCGCGCCGACCTGTGGAGGAACTCATCGCAGACCTCGGTCTGACCGAACACACCTTCGAGTTGCTGTGCGAGGACCACCTGTTCAAGCGCAAAGTCCGTGAGTTCGCGAAGGAACTCATCGACAACGGGTCCTCGTTTGCCCTCAAGGCGCAGGTGCAGGCGGTAGAACTCCTCAAGACGAACTACAAGATCGCCAAGGACCCGGACACTCCTCCCAACGTGGCGGTGCAGGCCATCAACTCCGTCGTGCGGTGGGCCGGGTTCGACAGGCGGCCGGAAGGCGACGGCAACGACGGAGCCAACCGTCCGAAAATCAGCATCAACATCTCACTCGGCGAGAACGGCCCTCCCACCACACGTACGATAGAGATCCTGCCCACCGCCGAGATCACGTCCATCGAGACCGGAGAGCGAGTATGAGAAAGTCGGAACTACTCAGGAAAATCGAGGCGCTTGAGCGGCGGATTCTCGCGCTCGAACTGAGAGTCACCCTCTACGTCCCCGTCCCCTACGTCCCCCTCCCTACTCCATGGGGGATAGACTGGGTTGCGGACCAGTCCACGGCGACCCCGCTGCCGCGGCGGACGATCACTACCTCCTCCTCTTCCTAGTGGCGCTGAACTACAACCTCAATTACACCGCCTCCCGGACCTGCGCCTCGTTCCTGTCCTCCCGGGAACGGCACAAAATACTTGCTGGCCCGGTGGGTGGCGGCAAGACGTCCGCGTGCATCATGGGCGTCATGCTCAACTCCATCAACCAAGAGCCGGATAACGACGGCGTGCGCCGGACACGGCACCTCGTGATTCGTAACACGGTGCCGATGCTGAAGACCACCACGATCAAGTCCTTCCTCGACTGGATACCCGACGGCGTGTTCGGCCGATGGCACTCTTCCGACAAGCTCTACTACATGAAGTTCGAGGACGTAGAAAGTGAAATCCAGTTCATTTCCTTGGAAGACGCCAACGACATCCGCAAACTTCTCTCGCTGGAAACCACAACGGCCTTCTTCAACGAGCTGAGGGAGATCGACCCCGACGTGATCGAGGGCCTGATCGGCACCAAGCGGGTCGGGCGCTATCCGTCCATGAAAGACGGCCCGGGGGCTACCTACCCCTGCATATTCGCGGACACCAACATGCCCGCGCACGGTACGTGGCACCAGCAGATCATGGATGGCGAACTCGGGGACTGGGTGCTGTTCAAGCAGCCCAGCGGGCGCTCGCCCGAGGCGGAGAACCTGCCCTACCTCCCCGATGGATACTACGACACGAAAGGGCTGTCCGACGAGTACATAAAAACCATGGTCGACGTGGAGTACGGCACGAGCCGCGAGGGCATGCCGGTGTTCCGCTCGACGTTCATCCCCTCGTTCCACATCGCGCCGGAGCCTCTTCTGCACTCCACGTCGGACGCGTATCCGCTGATCGTCGGGGTCGACGCCGGTCTTACTCCAGCAGCAATCATCGGGCAGAGCACTCCCTCGGGACGGGTGCACATCCTCGCCGAGTGCTACACCGACTCGACGAACACCATGGGGATGGAACGCTTCGCCGACACCAAACTCCTGCCGCTGCTTCGCGGGCGGTTCGCCGGGTGCCCGGTGCGGCTGGTGATCGACCCGGCGGCGAAGACGCGATCGCAGTCGAACGAGGAGACCGTGTTCGAGATTCTGCGGAAAAAATACCTGAAGACGATCACGGCATCGACGAACAAGACGGACCTGCGTATCAGCTCGGCCGAGCTGATGTTCGCCAAGCAGATCGACGGCAAGGCCGGTATGCTGATTGATAAGGGCTGTACCGGCCTGATTAGCGCGCTCAAGCACGGCTACAAGTTCGCTGCCAAGCGCGACGGCGAGATGGAAGAGAAGCCGAAGAAGGACCACCCGTGGTCGGACATCGCGGATGCGTTCATGTACTTCACCGGCTATCTGGCTGGGGAGAGCAGGACAGCCGGGCAGGGCGGCGCGCGCGCGGTGGAGACACGGTCCGCCAACGGGTGGACTTGAACGTGGTAGACTGCTTTTCCTCTGGGCAGGGGCCTCCCCCTTCCCTCGCGCGCCCCCGGTGGCTCCTCCCGCCGGGGGTCGCGCGTCTTTTCCTCGTAGCTGTGTGGTAATCTTCTGGGACTTATTTCAGGGGAAGCCCACATGGCTCTTGCCCAGCTTGTCCCGGTTGCGTCGGCTTCATCCCTCGAAGAACAGCGCAAAGCAGAATTAGACACGCAGCGGAACAACCCCGTCATTCAGGGGTTGGCCGCGCATGTGCTGAAGCGGTGGGAATCGGCGCAACAGGCCAAACTGATACCCGAGCAGCGTCTCCTTCAGGCGCTACGCCAGAGAAACGGCGAGTACGACCCCGTGAAGCTGGCGGACATACGCAAGCAGGGCGGGTCTGAAATCTACATGATGCTGACATCCACGAAGTGCCGTGGGGCCAGCTCGTGGTTGCGCGATACCTTGCTCGGCACCGGTGCCGACAAGCCGTGGTCGATAGACGGCACGCCGATGCCCGACCTGCCCCCGGAAGTGCTCACGCAGGCGCAGCAGGCCATCATCCAAGCGGTGCAGGGGGTCATCCAGACTACCGGGCAGCAGCCGACGCGCGAGATCATCGAAGCTGAGATGAAGAAGATGCGCGACGGCGCGATGCGCCACCTGAAGGAGGAGTCGGACCTGCGCATCGACCGCATGGAGCTGAAAATGGAGGACCAGCTCGTAGAGGGCCAGTACCTCGTGGCGTTGACGGAGTTCATCGACGACATCGTTACGTTTCCGACGGCGATCATGAAAGGCCCGGTGCCGAGGAAGAGGAAAACCTTGGAGTGGAAGGGCAAGGGGCTCATACCGGTCGAGAAGATCGTCCTTGAGTGGGAGCGGGTGGACCCGTTCATGGCCTACCCCGCGCCTTGGTCGTCCGACCCCCACGACGGATACTTCATTGAGCGACACAAGCTCACTCGCGAGGAGCTGGAGGCGATGATCGGCGTGCCCGGGTACAGCGAACCGGCGATCCGCGCGATTCTGGCTGATTTTGGCGTCGGAGCAGGTCAGACGACCACGATCACGTCTTCGGTGGATCAGGAAGTCCGGGCAGCCACCGGTAAGACCACGACGGACAACGAGCAGTCTCGTGATGTGGTGGACGCGTACCAGCTGTGGGACACGGTGCAGGGCAAGATGCTTATCGAGTGGGGGATGGAAAACGAGAAGGGCAAGATCGACTCTGAAAAATCCTACCCCTGCGAGGTGTGGTTGATCGGTAACACGGTCATCAAGGCGGTGCTCAACTACGACCCGCTCGGTCGCAAGCCCTACTACACCGCGTCGTACGAGAAAATCCCCGGTGCATTCTGGGGCAACGGCGTTCCCGACCTGATCCGGGACTGCCAAGCGATGTGCAACGCTGCCGCGCGCGCATTGTCGAACAACATGGGCATCTCATCCGGGCCGCAGGTGGGGGTGAACGTCAGCCGCCTGCCGACCGGCGAGTCGATTACGCAGATGTACCCGTGGAAAATCTGGCAATTCCAGAACACGGACTACCCGGACAGCGGCAAACCGCTCGAGTTTTTCCAGCCCAACTCGAACGCCAACGAGTTGATGGGGGTTTTCGAGAAATTCCAGACGCTGGCGGACGAATATTCGGGCATACCGCGGTACATGACCGGGGAAAACACGCCCGGTGCGGGACGCACGGCGTCGGGTCTGTCGATGATGATCTCGAACGCGAGCAAGAGCATCAAGAGCGTCATCAGTACGATCGACCACAACGTCCTCACCCCCCTTCTTGAGCGCCTGTACCAGCACAATTTGCGCTACTCGCAGGACCCGGACCTGATCGGGGACGTCAATATCGTCGCGAAAGGGGCGATGAGCCTCATCGCCAAGGAGTCTGCGGCCGTCAGACGCACGGAATTCCTGCAATTGGTGCTCACCAACCCCACGGCGCAGGAAATCGTCGGTCCTTTGGGCACCGCGGAGCTGTTACGCGACCACGCCAAGCTGCTGGACATGAATATCGACAAGATTGTGCCCACGCGCGAGGCCGTGGAGGCAAAAATGAAGGCAGCAGAGCAGCAACAGCAGAAAATGGTGGAGCTGGCGATGCAGCCGGAGACCGAAGAGGTCGAATTCTTCCGAAACGAGGCCGGAGAGGTCCTTGGAGGGCGCAAAGTGAAGCCGCGCATCCCCGAACTGCCCGGCATGCCGCCTTCTCGTGGCGGCGGCGGGTTGCAGCTGCCAAAACCGAACGCAAAAGACACTAATCTCCCAGACGGCTCTAAATCCGGTGGCCGGGAGGTTGGTTTGATGTCTAACCGGGTGTCAGGGGTGTCAGGATGAAATATCTACCGCAAAAGAAGCCCGCTCCGGGCAAGGGCAAGAAGAAGCCGAAGTGATCACGACTGGGCTCACAACGCAGGCGAAGCTCCTGATGCTGGAGTTGATGTCCAAGGAGCAGTACAAGATCGCCCTCTACGAAGGTACCGCTGACGTGGGACCGGGGACGCTTACCTACACGTCAGTGGGCGAGGTCGTCGGCAAGGGGTACAAGCCCGGCGGGCTCGCGCTGAAGAATGCCCGGGCGTGGGAAGACCGAGGGAGCGCGTGCCTGACATGGGACAGTCCGATGATCCCGGTGTCCACCATCTCGGCCAATGGTTTCATGATCTACATCCCTAACCGGGCGAACAGAGCGGTGTTCGTCGGCGCGTGGAACGCCACGTTCACGAGCACGGAGGGACCGTTCACCGTGAACATCTCCGCGGACCAAATCTGCATTGATTGATGCCCAATGATCTGGATAACTGGAAAACGGCCCTCGGCGGCGCTGGCGCTGCGCTTTTGGCCGCGTGGGGTTGGATTTTCGCCTCGACGCACCGAAAGATTGATGGCAAGGCGACCAAGGAATCGGTAGACAGGCTGGAGGGGACAGTGAGCGCACATACGATCACGAAGGAATCATTTGAGCAGCACTGCAAATCTGACGAACGTCTTTTTGAGGCTATTGTCGAGGAAGCGAAGCTCCAGCGTGGGCACATAGCGAAGATATTCGATCAGATGAAGGATTCCGAGGAAAAGTCCCGCAACCGCCACGACGCAACGATGACAGCGATCTACAATGCGACCAGAAACAGTGGAAGCGATTAAGGCCCTGCTGGTGATACTGGTGATTATCGGATTGCTGGCGTTGAAGGAAAAATTGTGGTCCTAGATTTCGACACTGCGTTTACCAGACTGCTCGGGCATGAGGGCCGGTACGTCAACGACCCCAATGATCCCGGTGGCGAGACGAACTGGGGCGTCAGCAAGCGCAGTTACCCCGAAGCCGACATCAAAAACCTCACGCGCGAGCAAGCCAAGCAAATCTACCTGACCGACTTCTGGCGGCGCATCCATGCCGATGAGCTGTATGATGGCGTTGCGTGGCAGGCGTTCGACTTCGCTGTCAACAGCGGCATCGAGACAGCCGTTCGCAAGCTGCAGAGCGCGCTGGGTGTGGCCGACGACGGGCACTGGGGGCCGGTGACGGAAGCGGCGGCCAAGAAAATGAGCGAGACAGACCAGATCATGCGGTATTTGGGCAAGCGACTAGACTACATGACGCGCCTGCGTACATGGGAACACCACGGCAAGGGCTGGGCGCGGCGCATCGCGGGTAACCTGCTCTACGGTGCCGAAGATTCTTAGGAGCCGCTGATGCTACCGCTTATTCCGCTGGCGCTTTCCATCCTGAGCGCGGTGATGCCTGCCGCACCTGCGATTGCCAAGATGGTACTCGGCGACAAGGGCGAGGAAGTCGCCAACACGATCGTCTCCGCAGCCGAGGCCATCACAGGCAAATCCGGCAACGAAGTCGTTGACGCGCTGAAGTCCGACCCCGGCAAGCTGCTCCAGTTCCAGTCCGAGATGATGCAGCATCAAGCGACGTGGGCTATCGCGGAGATGAACGCCAAGCGCGACATCATCGTCGCGGAGACCCAGAGCGAGTCTTGGTTGACGCGCAACTGGAGGCCGCTCGTGATGATGGACTTGATGGCGCTGGTCACTGCATATTGGCTCGGGTGGACCGCGCCCAACATCACGCAG